CAGAGGGTAAAACTTGAGCTAGTTCCTTTTAATGGGGACAGTCCTGACTTCGGTATGTACTTGCACGATAAAAAGACTATCGAGATAAATAAAAGTTTAAAAGGCAAAGTCCTATTAAACACTATCCGACATGAAATGATGGAAGCTAGTTTACTCATAAGTGGAGTAGGGTGGCTTGAGAACTACGACCAAGAAGCTGTTGTACGCTGTATGGAAGAAATATTTTTTCCTGCTTGGGAGTTATTTTTGAAACGAGCAACTTGAAAATTTGAGTGTAAGAAAACAAGGTTTTAAAGAAAGTGGTCCCTTCGCAGTTTATACCCCCTCTAGCGATGATATTTCTCTCGCGCATACGAGGGCTACTGAAATGGGAGTTCTTCCTAATTCATTTACTCAAGGCATGGGGCGCATGACTGGTTGTTTAGGAGAGATAGTCGTTAATAAATTTATTAAAAAAAGTGTTTATGTAGGTAACTACGTTTTTACTCATGACTTAGAACACCGCCATAAACGAATAGAGGTTAAGTCTAAAACTTGTGGGTCTATACCGAAACCTGAATACTCTGTTTCTGTTAATGGGTCATCTAAGAAAATCCCTGACAACGATGTTTATTTTTTTACCAGAGTCAGGAAAGACTTAATGTTTGTATGGATTGTTGGTTGGTTGCCTACAACTAAATTTTTTAAAGTAGCTCAGTTTAAAAAAAGAGGAGAGCAAGACGATCACGGATTTACTTACAAAGCAGCGGGATACCACACAGAAATGGATAAGCTTAATAATCCATTTAGTTATAAATGATTTAGTCGTAAGGGCTTTCCTCTTCTTCTTCAGGAGTCGAAATGTAAATAGGTAAGTCGTTTCCTACTGCTCCTGCTATGTTGTACCAAAAGTATTCATCGGCTTCAACTGTAGACATATCTTGGGCTAACAAGTTTATGCATTTTTCTATAGAATAAACAGCTCTAGGAGGTTCATGTTCTACGTCAATACCTACAAAAGCTTCATCTAAATCATCTGCCAATACTACAGATACCGAGGGGAGGGTCTGTTCAATGAAATTTTCTATTTCTTGTCTGGTCATAAAATGGCTATTATTTTGTCATTTTGAATATTATCTATATCATACTTCTCGTCCAGATCAATTTCCCAAATCTTACCTCCTCCTTGGCCCCTAGATTTTATAGGGCGTAGATGAGAATTATTACGAGCAGCGTCTTCCATTATACCAATCCCCCGACGTAAGAACTCCATCGAGCCAGACATACCGACGTTCCTGCCTCCGTTGAAGTCTTGAACCTTAACTTGAAAATCTGTAAGGGTTCCCCTCCATGTAACGCTATGTCCATACTCCCTAGCTCTTTTAACAAAAAACTCAACAAGCTCTGCAATGCTTGACCTACTTGAATTATCGTAAGCAGCACTCGCTATAACAGGATCAATGTATGAATCGACTCCAAATCTAGAAGTACCTAACACGGCTTTCGGAGGTTTAAAGTCTATTAGGAATTTAGCGAAGTAGGGTAGTTCGTCTTTTATTGTTTGCTCCAGAATGTGGTTAGGAGGAAACTTACTTCTAGAAGTCTCACTAATAAGCAGTGCCATAATCTTGTCACGGTTACTTGAGTCTAACGCAGGTATCACGCTAAGACTGTTAGGGTCCATGTTGAGAGACATTATAACTCGACCTGTCCACGGAACACTGATCGCATCTACATGTTTCGCATGGTATTCCATTCTAGGATTAGCTACTGCTTTCTTAATTAACTCTGTTGCTTTTCGCTGATCCTGAAAAGAAGCTGCACTAACTGTATCATCGATTACCCACGCAGCTTTACCTCCTAAGTCTTTGTTAAAGCTTGTGCCTCCTGATATGTATTCAGAAGCATCCGCAAAACCTCCCACTAATGCAGAGATAACACAGTTACTTAACAGTGATTTTCCTTTGTTAGTAGGACCCACTAAAAGTAATGCCTGACCTTGAGCGGCATTCTTATCTATTACAGATACATAGAACCTTTGTAGCCACGCATAAAAATAATCTATCGTAGGAGTCTTTGAATTATTTACAAATAAACCAGATAACCATTTGTGTATGAAAGGCCAATCCTTTTTGTCTCCTGAATCTGCGGGTTTAACAGGATTTATATTAGCGTTATTAAGTATCCTTCTACTATTGTAGGTAACAACTCTGTCTTTTGAAAAGATAACAGGAGCTATCTCGTCGATACGATTATCGTTGCAGATAGAAACAAGTGCATTCTCTACCTCTGAACAAGCTTTACCTGCTCTAATCTTAGGAGAGAACCCTGCTTGTCTTAATTCCAGTATAAGTTGTTTCTCCTGAATTTGCTGAGCAGCCCCATAAATTAGTTTGAAATACGTTTTACCGTTGTACCAATACGTATCGAGAATACCTGAAGTCTTTGTAGTCTCATAATCAGACACAAACTTTTTACCGAAGATCTCTGTCCAAGTAACGAAACCTTTTCCTGCTCTGTCGCTGTAGGTAACCATGCCGTTGTCTGAAACCTGACAACCTTCTCTTTCTATACCATCATCGATCCAGAACAAAGGCCCTCTGCTACCTACATTAAACTCACCCTCCCATCGGTTAGGAAACCTTTTATTTACCTCTTCAGCAATAACATCAATAGGAATAGAAACTTCAGATACTTGAGGGGGCTTATCCATCGCTGCTTTCCTGTAAGCTGATTGATAGATAGATTCAGCTAAAGGATCTCCTACTTTTGTCCAATCAACTCCTAGCTCAAAATACTGACTAGCTTTGAGAGAAGACTTATCAAACCCCGCGCAGATCCTATCTAGAGCTAAGTAGTTAGACATCCTCTTCATGAACTCTGCAAACAGATCAGGAGCCACTGTAATCCCTGATTCAAACTCCCAGACTAATCTCAAGTAACCTGACTGAGTTTTTGATCTCCACGTAGGCATTGCAGCTTTGCATTGAGTTGCTAGAATTTTATCGATGATCGAGAAATCTATAGGAGCGTCATAGTCAGCTACAACTCCCCACACTGTATGAGGTGGGTTACTTGAGGAGACTCGAAGGGATGGGGTATCTCCTATAACAGTACTGTAGAAACAATGATCTGTATTCTTATCAGCACACCAAGCTCTAAATTTAGCTTTATCTTTAAATGTTGGTTTCTTTTTTTGTAAAGTGGATAAGTCTTTTGACTTAATCGCTTTGTTGTCACACAGGTTTTTAATATATCTATATTCCATTACTTCTCATATTCAGTTACTATTTTTCCTTCCGCATCAAGAGGGATATCGGAAATCCACGGTGGAGGAGTTTTCATTATGTTGAGCACTTTGTCCAATCCTTTTTGAGCATCCTCCTTTTCAATTTCAATTACAAATTCGTCATGAACGTGAAATATTACTTTAAATCCTTCTTGCTCTAGCCTAACCAACATGTCAGAGAATATGTCCCTCGCTAAGGCTTGAGATATGTTTTCTGCTAAAAGACCTCCCCACAATCTAACAGGGATTTTCTTAGCTCCTTTAGTCAACATTGCAACATAGTTGCGTCTGTTATTTTGAATAGTTGTTTTTATTTTTCCGTAATTTAATTGTCTACCAGACGGGAGCTCCAGAATGAAGTCTTCTTTCTTAGAGTAAGCTATATGCAATTTCCGTTGAATAGAGTTCCATAAACCCACAACTTTTTTCATAGAGGTTCTATATAACCTAACAGATTGCATTGCCTCATCTAGGGGCATGCCAGAGATCATAGAAAATTTATTAGCACTAACTCCATAACCACAACCAAGCACCATAGTTTTTACTCGATGACGCAGTTTAGGTTTTTCATCTTTTAATGATCCTCTGCTTTCATCCCATAAGTTAAATTGACATGCAAAGCCTTCGTATATGTCATCAGAGTTTCTAATTACTTCTAAAGTTTCTGTATCTTCAGATAACCAACATAAAGTTCTAACTTCAATTTGAGATAGGTCAGCTACGATAAGCTTTTTATCTTTGCTAGGCGAAATAAGTTTTCTTAGATTTGTGCCTAAGAGTTCCCCTCGCGGTAAGTTTTGTAAATTAAGGTTACCGCCTGACCCACTAAACCTTCCTGTATGAGCCCCAAAATACATAAGACCTCCGTAGTATCTACCATCATCCATCGTGGCATTATCAAAAGATTCTAACTTTCTTTTAAGGGAGTTAATCCTTCTATAGTCTCGAACAGCTTCAATCCATTTGTACTTATGTCCGTGTTCTTTAATCCAAGCGTTAGCTTCATCATCGGTCATCGATAAACTAACAGGAGGCTCAAGTCCCATCTTTCTACATTCTTCGTTAAATGCTTTTCTAGATAATGGAGTAGCGGTGTCTAGCCACGGGATGTTATTCTCTGCCTCAAATAACTTTATGTTTATATTCTCTTTTTGTTTTTTAAGTTCTTCAGCGTCAATCGGAACACCTCTCTGCATGCACAGTCTATTTATTTTACTGATATCTCTTTCAGCTTCGGGCCACTTATCTTGCAGATCTCTCCATAAATCTAAACAATATTCAGAATCTTTAAGAGCATACTCATCGACTTCTTTTTTAAAGTCCTCATCCATATCTTCCCATCTCTTACCCGCCATATTATCACGAGTCGTCTTGTCCATTTCCAAATCGTACAGTACAGAGGTAGCTCCTTTAAGAGATCTAGGTAAACCACAGTAAGCTGCTAGGTCTGCGGTACAGTGCCACTCTGCATATTTGACCTTCGGCCACCAACCTTTCTCTGCCCCAAACAAATATAAAGATTCATCAAAAGATGCGTTGTGTGCTAGAACTCTATGTCCTTCAAGAATTGACCAATCAAATTCATTTTTGGGACACCCAACGAATGAAGTACCATCGTCCCCCACAACACTGAGTTTATATGCGTCGAAATCAGGATGGGAAAAGTAACAATTAAAACCTAATTTTTTAATACTACAGTCCTTGTCGTAGTAAGTTTCAAAGTCTAAAGCAAATGTTTTCATAAGAGGTATTTTTCATGAGAGTGCCTACCCCTGTCCCCCACGAACAGGAGTAGGCGATCCCTCTCATGTTATGAAGGAACTCACTGAAATGGAGCTCCTGTTTACGTACGACTACGTAAAGTGTTTATGTTAGTCTGATTCTGGTGGGGCCTTTTCGAAATCAAACTCTACTTGTTTAAGATCGTGTTGAATGCCTTCAAGAGCAGAAGTAAAGACATTAGATAATGTCTGCATTTTCTTCTTCTGTACTTTTAAAGCGTCAATCTTTTCGTCAATTTCAGCTAGAATACCTTCAAGTTGAGTTAACTCCCCTTGAAAAATACTCTGCTCGTCTTCAATAATTCTTTCTACTTTATCTTCTGACATGTTAGCTAGTGATGCGGGTTACAAAACTGGTTACATCTTCAGGAGACTTATCCTTAGAAACAGTTAATGAAGGTACGAACCAAGAGTGTCTACCTCTTGTAAGTAATTCTGATTTGAAGTTCCAAGCTCTTGAGCACAATGGATCATCATTGAAAGCAGAAAAGGTTGCCAGTCTTTTGTAGGTACATCTAAAAGCATCTTTAGCTACATTTAGTTTACCTAATGCGTACTGATCTTCTCCGATGGGATACGGGTACAATTCCTCATCTGCACCTTCAGGCATTGGAAAAAGCAAAATGATTTCTGCAAATTCGATTGTACCGAACTCACTATCAGATTCAATCTCTTTTCTTTCCTCCTCATTCCACGCTATACGAGGCATTTCAGGAGAACCAAAAGGTACGTTTTCTCTCCATCCTTTAAGAGCATTAACAGGTATGACTTGGCATTCCTGATCAGGCTCAAGGATAGTTGTTGTTCTATCAAGCACTACTGAACCTGCATCTCCTGCAATTTCACTAGATGATTGAATTATATTAAGGCGAGGGATTTCAATATCGCTCGCGGTGATAGCTAACTTTGGTGGATCTGATACCTCTGCTAACTCTTCTTTAACGGTTGCTAATTTAGCTTTACTCATTTTTCTTATTTTCTTATTTTCTTATTTTCTTATTTTCTTATGAGAGCGTGAATCGCGTCTCGGAAGTTTTGATGATATCCGCTTCTTCTAGATCTGCAAGAAAATTATCTGCATTTTCTTTTTTATTACCTTTGTCGGATTTCTTAGCCACAAGATCTGTTATTTTCTTTATTGGTAAAGACGATACACTTAATAGTTCTTCAGCAGTAACTCCATAATTTTCTGCAATCTCTAACATACTTACATTGTCGGTGCACTTTTTAGTAGCCCCCATGTTTTTAAGTTTTAAAGTTGGGAACTCTTTACCTTCTTTAGCTTGCTCTACTGCTTTAGCTTTTATTCTTGTAGCCCAATTTGATACAACCTTAGCAACGCCCCATAACTTTTCTAAAACTTCAGGATCATCAGAATCAAAATCTTCTTTGTTTGGTAAAGGCTCTCCCGCAACTTTCGAAGCAACTTCTAAAGCGAGGCCCCCTAAAGCAGGACAATGATCTTCGTGTTTACAAAACCTACAGTTAACTGTTGGAGTTAGCTCATCATGATCAGGTACTCCACCTTTCCATTTTGGCCTAACCATCTCACCTCTTTGAATTACTTCACTAAGTTCTTTTGTTAATAAGGGAACATCAGCTCTTGTAAATTTGTCGTGTAAAACTTCAGCACGGACAGGTATGTAAAACACAAAGTCTATCTCATTCACTTGAGGGAATTGTTGGAAAGCTCCAAGCGTGTATGCCTTCGCTTGCCAATTATCTTTGGGTGAGTCTATCTTAGAAATCCCTGTCTTGTAGTCAGCCATGACAGCTTTATCACCTGCAACTAAAAACCTATCGCAAGTCCCCCATGTTTCAGTTCCTTGTAAGTCAACTTGCACTTGTATCTCGTTAAGCTCTTCGTAAGGGGTGTTACCAAAAAAACTTTCATTGAAAGCTTTCTCATCGGCTACAATCATATCATAGATCAATACCTCACTCTCGTCGTGCAACGCAGAAGGATCTCGAACTTCTAGTGCTTCATGTATTCGGGTTCCTTTTTCCGCTGCTGCGTTTGTGCCTGACCTACCTTCGTATCCCGCACATCCTGCTACGTATTTTAAACTTGATGGGGAGAACTCTGCGTGTCCCCTACTTCCGTGGTCTGGTGTATTATCCATGTAGTTCTTTTAAGTTATCTAATTTTCTGTTTACTGCTTTTATCACATGCTCCTCAATAGAGCCTTCGGATATTAAAACTTTTTGTACGGCATCTGACTTAGCCCCGTTTCTATGGATGCGTCCTAATGTCTGAGCATATTCTTTAGCAGAGTATGATGGGCATATCAAACTAACTCGTGGTCTTTTACCTAAAGTATCGTGTAAAGAAAGTCCAGTGCCTCCCGCAGCTATGTTAACTACAAGAATGTGGTCTTTATCTTCTTGAAATCTATCCACATTAGATTGTCTTTCTTGCACAGACTGACCTCCTTGTATTGTTTTGCACGAAAGTTTTTTAGCTAGTAGGTCTACCGTGTCTTTGAAGTTGACGAATATAACTACGGAGTTTCCTTGATCTTTTAAATCTTTAGCCATGTTTACAAGGTCAGGTATTTTACACAGCTCAGTTAACTGACGGGCTCGTAGTATTTTTACTAAGATTATTTCACTGTCGTCGCTGTTGATTGTCCCATCTATGTAGTTCTCTACTACATCAGGTGTTATCTCAAACTCATCGTAGATAGCTTGAATAGATTCTTTTTCCGCAAACTCTGTATATTCAACAAACACTCTGTTGTTTTTAAAACTATCAGGGAAATCCTGCACTGTTAGTTTACTGCCTACAACTCCATAGATTTTTTCTTTGATACTTTGTAGAGAAGCCTTCTTAGATAACCTCCATTGTTTCCATTGGTCTTGCACACAGCCGTTCTTCTTCATCCAACTATACCAACTAAACTTTACTCCCTCTGTTTTGTTTAAGTTATGTAAACCCAACATATAACCTAAAGCTCTCATTTCAGTTGGGTCTTCACAGGCTGTAGCAGACATGCCATGTACGGAAAAACCTTGTTGGACTAAGCTAATAACAAGTTGCGCATTTTGTGTAAAGGCTCCCTTACATTTATGTATCTCGTCAATAAGAACTAATGTGTTCGGAGGCATGTTCCATGTCATTATCTTTTTACCTTTTTTACGTAAGTAAGGAGGTTTACCTCTACGTATAGCTTCATAGTTGTGAACAAATAGTGGAGTTATTCCCACTTCTTTTAACTCTCTTTCCCACGAAGGTATAACAGACTTAGGGCAGATAACGGCAATAGGTACACTAAGTCTTTTAGCTAAGTGAGCAGCTACAACAGTTTTACCTGTACCTACTTCACTGGTATCAATCGTATTGATTTGTTGGGACTGTTTATCTACAAAAAAAGAACAAGCCTCTTCTTGTTTGGGAAACAAAGTTTTCATAGAGAGGGCTTTTTAATAATCCCTTTCTGTAAGTATGTCTAGAAAAAACTTAAACTTAAATACGACCGTCTAATATTTTATATCCTTTTCGTATGTATTGGGCTATTAAGAAAGCATCTACCATACCGTCATGTGCTTTAGAGCATCTTTTGTTTTTTAGCCAACACTCATCAGGGGCTAAATTATTAGCTACTGCTAAAGCTGCTTCTTTTGTATTATAAGGAGCTCTTAAATGACCTAACATTGAACTCTGCCAGTTGTGTACTTTTACTCGTCTAAGATTCCACTGTTTAGTTTCAGCTAGTCCTAATAGTTTACCAAAAGAAATACCCATAGATCGAACTGCTTGAGATGATTTAGCATGATGTAAAGGTTCTTCGACTGCAAATATAAACCGATAAGAATCTAAACCGAGTACCCATTGATATACTTTGTAGATATCTATTTCTTTCTTTTTACCCCTAACCAAATTAGGCATAACTGTTTTTGCAATCACCCCTCCTGTATAACGAGAGATAGCTACCAGACCACCGTTGAGTCCGTTATCGACTCCCACAATTATGTCTTCTTCATCAATGTCCATCTAAAGATCTTTTAGTAATTAGAAGGCCATCTCCTTCCATAGGTAAAAAACAATCTACATTTTTTTGTAGGAGTTGGAGGAACCCTACTTCTCTCGCTGTTGCGGGTATAACTAAATAGTATTCTCCTGCTAATAAGTCACAGCAAAATGTAAAATCAGATGGAGGTATATCCTCTCGTTTAACAATCCAAGGATCTGAAACAATTTCTTTATTAGGAAAAAGAGGTTTTGGTTTTATATGTCGTCCAGCCAACATGGGGTTGCTTCTTCAAAATTGTTTTGTAAATATTCAAACTCAAACTTTTCAATGGCTTGTTTCTCCGTTAACTCATAGTTCTTTTGTAAAAGCTCAAGTGTTATAGTCTTACTATAACATGCTATAGGAGGTCTGCCATACTGCTCTACAGTACCAATAAAAGCGTCCTCTAGTCCTGCATACAATAACAAAACAGATTCCGCATCTTCTTCAATCTCAAATTCATTCGGCTTCTTCGGCATCGATTATATCTTCGTCTTTTATTTTTATTGATCCATTGCCCCTATCGGCTTTGGTGTTATGTAAAATGCTAATGTCTATTTGTACTTTACCTGCTCCTCCTGCATTCTTTGCATTTAAACCTAAGTTCCTTCTTATCAACTGATCTAGTTCTGATAGTTCACGAACTGTCTTAGGTCCTCTTAGATTTTTTACAGAATCTCTTAGTAGCTTAATACCCGCAGCAGCAATATAAGATTGATACTTCTCAGCAGGACTACTTTGAGATTCAGCTATTTCCATCATAGCTTCGTCTTCAGCTTTCCTTGCGTCATGTTTAGCAATCTTTATCGCATCATCGGTTTTCTTTTCTAGCTCTTTATCTAAAACGTCTTGAACAACATCGAGTTTCTTTGGTTCTTCGGGTTCTTCTTTAGCTTTGATCCCCTCTTTACGTAACCACCTCCTAAGCGTAGACGGATGTATATCCAACTCTTTACATATATTTACGTGCTTATATCCCGCACTTATCATTTCAAGAGCTCGTTCTAGTAAAATATCTTTTTTAGACTTTTTTGACAAAGTAATTAACATTACCTTTATAACTACTAGATTTCAAGTGTGACTAAGAAGAACTTTAAATTTGAACCACGGATAAACACCAAACAAAAAATGGATGTTGGTGGTTTGATATTGCCTCCTACAAATACTTTAACAGCTTTGTTGTATGGGTTTCATCATCACACAGATCATGACGCTAGGGAATATTATTTCTGGAGATTGTGTGATGAGCTTTTTAATAACCCTGATTTAGTTGCTGAACCATTGATGGTTAGACATCCGTGGGCAGAAGAGATGATTAGGGCTGTTATTGAAAACAAGTATGTTGCTATAGGAGGAGCAGCTTCTTCAGGTAAATCACATACACTAGCTGCGTGGGGAGTCCTTAGTTGGTTAGCCCAACCCCAAGATACTCTGGTTCTTTTAACATCAACCACGCTTCGTGAAGCAAGGAAAAGGATTTGGGGATCAGTGATCAGTTTGTTGTTACCCCTTGAGGGTCTAGCACCTATAAGAATTAGAGACAGTATAGGTAATGCTTGTTACGTCACACCATCAGGTAATCTTGTAGAGAAAGCAGGACTGTCTTTGATAGCCTCAGAGAGAAGTAGAACGAAAGATGCTATAGGTAAACTTATTGGTATTAAACAAAAGAAAGTTATACTGATTGGTGACGAGCTTTCTGAGTTAAGTGAAAGTATCTTGCAAGCTTCACTATCAAACT